TTGTAATACTTGCATCTAATCTTTTAAATGCTGCATTGTTTTGATTTATAACTTTTGAAAAAGCTGAAAAATCTTTGGAGACTTTGACAGTTACATTACTAAATTTTTGAAGAGCTTTTTGACCAGCAGTTAAACCTGCTACCCATTGTGAAATATCTACCCCTAATTTAAACTTTGCTTCTGCCATTAACTATTCCTTGCTCTCTGTCTCTCTCGTTTCGTAATTATACCATGCAACTGATTAATTTCATCAGGTGTTAGTTGCATAACATCATCTTTGGACCAACGATAGTGTAAAGCAAAGAAGTCTAGCAGTTTTACGAAGTTGGTTTGACTTCTGCTGGACTTACCCCTAAAAAATGTGTTACCACATCATTAAGAGATTCAATTTCTGCCATGTTACAATTATCAAGAATCCAGTCTATATTAACTCCTTCATCTTGTGGGCAACTTTTAAGAATAACTGATACTATTGCGATAATTCCTTCTACTGGCTTTTCTGTTCCTATTTTTTCGAGTGAGCCAACAGTTTTCTCTAATTCACCTATTTGTCTTAGAGTTGCAGGTTCGACATTAATATCTTTGTCTTTAATTTTGAACTTCATGAGTTTCCTCCTGCTAGTCTTAGTAACTAGCTGTTGTATTTGTTAGTGTGTATCTAATAGCATAGCTAGAAGAAGTATCGTATTCACCATTACCTTCGTAAGAAGCTGTAATTCTACCTGGTCCACCGATTGGAGCAGAGAATGTAGAATAGTTACATTGTGGAATATCTAATGTGATTTGATTAGATTCTGAACCACCACCACTAATGTTGTCTCCAGTAATTGTAAATAAGAATCTTTGTCTAGTTTGTGCTCTAAATATGTTGTATTCGGCTTGTGATGAGAAGTCTTGGTCTCCAGCTACAGAAACAGTTCTAAATCCTGTTCTTTTTACCTTGCCATGAGTTTTCTCTCCGTTAAGAGTTGCTACACCTTCAATTGGATTATCAATTGTAATTGTTGCAGATTCAAACTCTCCGTTAGCTGTACCAGCTACAGATAGAGATGTTTCGTTCCAAGTGAATGGGTCTGCTGAAATAAAACTTGCTGTTGTAGGGTCTAGTAATGCAGAGCCTCTAGCATGTACTGTTGCAGTTGCATTGATAATTCCACCAGCAGTAATTTCTATTGCAAGTGTGTGAATCATTGCATCTGTGTATTGATAAGCAGAGCCTACATTTTTGAACAGGTTAATTGTATATGGTGTTAAAGCAAAGTTAGCATCAAAGTCTGTTTGTGTTGGTACAAACTCATGTAGATAAGCAGAAGTTTGTAGTGTTGATGTTGCATTGCCTGTAACAGCTTTTAAGAAATGTCCTAAGTAATTAGGATGTGGTTCAAATACAATGTCACCAGTTACATTTGAAATACCTTCTAATTGATTAGGTTGGTCATAAACTGCTCTTAGACTTTCTGATTGAAGTTGTTCAATGTTTTCTGTGAGAGATTCTGAAACAAACGGAATATACACCCAATTTGATGTTGCTGTTCCAACTGAATTTTGTACTGATAATGCTAAATGTCCACCAATTCCGTAGCCCATTGTTTACTCTCCTTCAACCTCTTTGGGTTCTTCTTTTTTAATTTTACTAGCTTTTACTTCTTTTGCAATACCTTCATTGACAAGACTGTTGCCAACTCTATCAGGAACTTCAATCTCTTTTCCCTTTTCTGCTATTCCAAATCCAGCTATTTCTAATCCATCTACAATAAATTTAATCTTCATTATTCTTTGACCTCACAGTCTATCACTAATGATACACCTTTAAAGAAACCAAGTCCAGCAGTATTTTTCTGATTATCGAACTCTCCACCAACAAATTTAAAATACAAAACATTGTTACTAAGAGTTTTGTTTTCTTTTAAAACTTCTTTAACTTTGCCTAACATGATATCTCTATTAGTTGCACCTGATAGATTTTCTAAACTAAAATCATAGCACCAAATCTCAATAGACAGTTTTGTGAGATAAGGTTTTGAGCCACCGATAGTTTCTGTATCTTCTAATGTTTCATGATTGTCTAAAAAGATTGCAATGTATGGACAGCTTACTTCGTTAAGAATCATTTCGCCTTCAACTTCAATAGTTGTAGTACGACCTCCAAACTGATTTGTTCTTGAATCGTTATCAAGCAAATCTTTAATTGCATTTTCTATACCTAGATAATCTATGATTGCCATGATTTTATCTTACCTTACCACTAACCTCTTGGAAAGGACCTACGAATTTGTCTTTCGTAAACTTTTTTTGCAAATTTCAAAACATTTTGTTTGTTTGGCATTATGTTTCTTCCTTCAACATCAATTTGATATGAAGCATATGGTTCTCCTTGTCTTTCTGCCCTAGCAAATATAAATAAATCATCAGCAGTAGATTGTGTAAGCCATGCTTCGTTACTCGAACCAGCAGGAGGTAGAGTTCTTAGTTTTCCAGTAAGTTGCAAAATTTTATTAGGACCAGTTACAGTTCCGTGTCCTTTGATAACATAACCTTTTCTTATAGCTGCTCTTTTCCATTGTTGATAACCTGAAGTTAATCCTGGAAGTCTAATTCCTGATGGACCACTCGTTTCTGTTCTAAAGTTTTTCTCTATCTCCATCATTGCAAAGGTCAAAATTTCTTTGTTTAGTTTTGCCCGAGTTCTCGGTTGCATCCTTTTTCTAAATCTGTTTATGTCTGCTGAAAACTTTCTTGTTAAATTATCAAAGAGAAAAAAAGAATTATTAGCCATTAATAAAGTGCAGGGTTGTAATCTTCATTGTCTACAGCATCTAGTTCATCATCAAGCCTATCAGAATCGATTTGCTGTAGTGATGGGTTAAGCATAGTGAATGTAGGATTGTAATTCATTGTGTTAGAGAAGATTGTATCACCAGCATTGAATGGTATTAACTCAAGTGAAGATGTAAACAAACCTATGTCTCCTGAATTTATTTTAGTCAGATAATCCATTACTGATTCTGCTCTTTGAGTTACCCAACTGTTTTCAGACCCTACTTCTTGAGTAAAGAATCTTTGAAGTATCTTTACAAGAGAGTACTCAGTAGATAGCGATTCGATTATAGGTGGTGTGCCAGAAAACGGCAATGTGTAGCCATTAACCAAATAAGCATTTATTTCATTTTCGGCTTGGTCAATAAAGAATGCAACAGAAGCAGATGTAACTGTGCTTAAGCTCCCTACCCTAGGATATAAGCTATAAACATTATCTACTGTTGTGTATCTTGGCATAGACATATTATACAAGTAAAAGCGAAGCTTTCGCAAATTTTTTTTACTATACTTGACAATATTAAAACAGCTCGTATATTTTTTTATATGCACATCCCCTATAAACTCATGAAGGTAGTCTGGCTTGATGCTCAGTCATCATGTGACTGGACACCCATTGATAGTGAAACTCAGAAATTAGCCCTATGTGTCTCAGTAGGCTACCTACTCATGGTAGATAGTGATTCCATCACCCTCACCACAGATTTCGCCTCATCCGATAGAGAGGAGATAGACAGCTTCGGTAACAGCATAACCATACCTAAATCATGTATAGTAGAACAGACTGAAATAGAATAACATTTGTCAAATACTCTACCCACCTGAAACCTCATTTTTACTGGGATATTTTGAAAAGATAGACATTTATGTCAATTCATTTTGATGAATTTACTGTATTTGTACTGTTCAGACAAAAATAATTTATATATGTGCCCACTCTAATGATTGTATTCGCAACGATATAAGTTGTATTATGGCATATGGTAGCTATTAGCCTAACACCTCATATAAAGCATTTTAAGCTATCATACGGGCATTATCTCATTGTTACCCTTGTTACCCTACATGGAAATAAATCGGCTCTTAAATCGCTTATATGCCTGTATGCCTTTATAAGCCTTTTTAAGTGTCATTTAGCTTAGATAGTTAATAAATGACTATAAAGGTATAAGTTTAGTAATAAAACGGCTAGAATGTACCTTAAAATGTCTTAAAATGGTATTTAAAGGGAGTGATGTATATGTATATGTTAACCTATCAAAAATATATGTATTCCTTACCTATTCCAATCATTAAATTTATTAGTCTTTTAGGGGTTAAATTTGTGTTAACTTTGGGCATTAATTTTTAAGAATTTTGTATAAACTTTGTAGCCATTTTTTAGAATTAGAAAAAAAAATAAAAAAATTTTTAACCTTTGTTTATAAGGGTTTTATTT